GAGGGTAACAACGGGGGTAGCAGTGGTGGAGGCCATTTCTACTGTACTATAGCCTCGACTCTTTAAGTAAATTTTGTGTGTATATCTTAATGGTCCTCACGAGAATCATACTCTTGGTCCTTTCTGCTTCGCTCTTGGTCACGTCTTACCTTGCTATGAAGTACTACCGCGACACCCAGAGCAAGCCCGGAAACTATATGCGCAAGTTTCTGTATTTGGCAACTCTCATGTCGATAATAATACTCGTCTCGGCGGGATTTCAGTTTCTATTTGCTCTCGCTATAGCCGTTGTATTGACGCCCCTCATCATATGGTACATGAAGAATGGGCGGGCTCCAGATAAGATACAGGCTCTTTATAAGAAAATACCAATTCCAGAAATGCCAATCTAGAAGAATAGCAACACCGTACTCAAGACTAGCAGGAATAACAAGATGGCCATAATTGAAATCAACTGACCATTCGTATTGGATTTATTGAAAAGGTCTCGAACTTTCTGGAACGGAGCCCCAGGAAGAATGCTTGGCGTGTTTATAACAGTCGCAGTCATCAATTCGCTGCCGATCTGAAGAGGCTCATTCTGGATTGGCTTATTTGTACGAGCTGATAAGAGAGCCATAGGCTGGATGCTGGATGCTGAACAGTCATTCTTGCAGCACCCACTTTTACACTCATATACAAAGCCATTTTCTATGCGCCCGCACATCTTTCTCAATGGGTTAGAGTCTGATGACATGCATTTACATCCTTTGCATGATGCCATTTATATGTGTGCGGAAAAGAATCTGGTAAACTTTGTTTGGAACTTGTAATGAGTGCCCCTCAAGAATGGCTGGCTGATAATACCCCAGAGCAGGAGCAGCAGCAAGAAGCAGCAACACCACCCCAGTACTATTATTACCCCCCCGATGAGCCAAAGAATAGCTTTTTTGATGGTATTTCAAAACAGATACTCTTTTTGATTTTTATAGCCTTTGTTGTTGGCCTTTTCTTTGGAAAGTCATTTAATGTTCCAATCATTATTCAGAAATCAGGTTAGTGCATACAGACGCGCATTCTTCTGCACTTTTTCGAAACTCTTAAAATTACCAACAGGACCATATTTAGCCTCTGCTATTGTTTCATTCAGAAACCCATTCCAAGCACCCTCGCGGGTCTCGCTTGCCATGGATCTCCATACATCTGAAGCTGACGTGCTTGGATCAGTACGCTTCTGATACCGATTGTAAACCATAAAATAGAGTGAAAATACGATGAAAATAGTCACTATGTTAATTATGATGGCCACGGCTGGCGGCATCCTTATATTTACTCAACTTTTTTCGCCTCGGCTGCATCAACCACCGCCTGTCTCTCGCGCTCCTGCTGAATCTTGCGCTTCTCGATCTCGTCAGCGACGCGCTCGTCAGCCAACTGGACCAGCTCATCAATAGACTTGTCCGGAAACTCCTTTTTCAGATCCTCTAGGATCTCCGAGGGGTGAGGGATGGGTGCAACATCGGGCCTGTTGTAATACTTGGAATTCTCGTCGCCGGGTGTAATGTATGGGGTGTCAGAATTCGGGATGGGTGGGGCTGTCATATCACGCTTGCGCTGCTCAAACATCGCTGCGGCCAGACGCTGATTCTCCTTGTACTTGGTCATAATCTCCTCCAACTTCTCGTTCTGGTAGTGAACATCCTCAATCTGTGTACGATCGGGGGGAATCAGAAGCCACTTGTACATATCGACCAGGTAGATGTCAAACGTGGCATCATCGCGCTGGAGACGCTTCGCGTGGCTGCTCGCCTCCTCGCGCGAGGAGAAAACACCGCGAATCTTAAGGCCAAACTGATCACCCTTCTGCGCGCAGTCGGGACCAACGAGTGAAATGAGTGCAAAAAACTGACCCGGGACGGTCACATAGTCCTGCTCGAGAGACATATCTAAAGTACTGGTGTGTTTATTCTTTAACAGTTAAGGCGCACCCGCGCCCCTTACACAATGGATAAACTCCGCAAGCTTCACAATGACATCAAGCGTCGCTTGATCACCGGACTCGTTTCTAAAAACTCGACAGTCCTCGATGTTGGCTCGGGTCGTGGAGGCGACCTAGCCAAGTGGAAGGCTGCTGGAGCCAAGGTGACTATGATCGACCCTGACGTTGAATCAGTCAAGGAGGCTCGCCAAAGAGCCACGACTGTATATCCAGAGACATATATACTAATGGGTGATGTGTGCCTTGCCCCAGATGGGCCATATGATTATATATGCTACAACTTTTCACTCCAATACATCTTCAAGACTGAGTCTTATATGGAGGAATGTATCGATCAGATTGCCAAGAGACTGAAACCCGGTGGCTCTTTCTTTGGGATTGCGCCAAATGCCAACAGGATACTGGATCTTCCCGAGAAATGGACGGACAGCTTGGGCAATACGATCGAAAGAGGTCCGAGCATCGGCAAGAGTGGTGAGCGCTGCGGTGAGATGATATTGGTGCGGCTGGCTGGCGGACCATACTATGCAGCAGGGGCTATCCCAGAACCTCTGTGCTACTTTAATATGCTGAACAGGGTGTGCTTCAAGCACAGGCTGGCGCTTTTCACCCGAGTTCAAATGGTCAAAGAGCCTACAGGCACAATATCAGACATATACGACCAGTTTATTTTTAAAAAGCTACAGTAAGATGAAACCCGAGCAAATCATCATCGCGATCCTCGCGGTTATTTCAATATGGATATCTTTCAAACAAAATACATTGTTGGTCAAGGCGAAGGAAAAATACAAGATACTCAGAGACAATTTAAAGAATAATGATGACTTTCCAATTCTCAGACGGGAAACAATCATCACAGGATTGCTCACAAAGGGTGAGGTTGGTTACAATGTCAATAAGGGGTACGAGATATTCATCTGTCTGGATGGGACAGATGAAAACCAGGTGTTTCACGTATTGTTGCACGAGCTTGCTCACACGACCGTGGAGGAGTATAAGCACTCTGGTAACTTTTGGGATAATTTGCACAAACTCAAGGCTGTTGCCAGTCGAATGGGTCTTTACAAAGGTATTTCGCGTCGTCCATACTGCGGAAAGCACATTAGCGATTAGACTGCGCGCTTAAGGATATAAAAGATGACTGCGGCAATGAAAGCCGTAAGAGCCATTCCGAACAGAGACAAACCACCCTCTGGACTGAGTGCCTGTGGCAGACTAGAAAGCAGACGCTCTTGAACGGGCTTGGAAAATGCGGCAACGCCTGCAACTCCCGCAATGAGAGCCTGAATCTGGTCCTCATTCAGGTTGAATGGGTATTTCTTTGATGGACGGCTGATAGGATCCCGGCCCTGTGGTGGGGCTGGGTGCTGCTCAACAACCTCACGAGCATCAATCATCTGAGGCTGCTGGGTCATCTGGGGCTGCATCATTCCCATAGGGGTGTCCATGACCTCGTCGATCGGAGTAGACATATTCATTTCTACTTCAGAGAGAGTATTTTTTTCTGGATTGGGTGGCGAAGGAAAAGATGGAACTTGTCCAGCCATTGGTGGTGGAATTGCAATATGATCACGAATGTCAACCATTTCGACCATTTACTAGTCTGGCTGATTTTAAAAATAAAAAGAGGCCGCAGAAAGCCGGCCCACGTAATCGGGAGCTTAGCTCCCGCTTGCTGAACTCACGATTTTTTCACAACCACCTTGGTGTTGTTCGCTGGCTTGACTCCTGTTTGGAAGTTGGGTCCGGTCGTGTTTGGGTTATAGTGTGACTTGTGATAGTTCCACATCGCCTGTGAGCCGACCCGGAAGTTTTTACGTAGAGGAGCCTTGTAATAAAATATACAATCTTCAATCTTGTTGGATGTAGCAGTAGTATGCACTACCAGACACTCGTAGTTTTCCGTGCAGGCATCCATCACCTGATTAAACATCCCGACGGTTGGAAACATCCCGCAAAAGGATTCAAAGAGACTCTGTCGACTACGCTTGATGTTGTCCCGGAGGATGAAGACGTAATCTGCATTCTGCCGGATAGCTGGAGGCAAGTCGAGCGCGTACTGAGTCGTTAGCATAAGAAATATACCCCAGTGTCGACCGTTGAGGAAGATTTCTCTGATGAGAGGATCTCGAAGAAAGCCCTTGTCATACATCAAGTCATCCATGAGCAAAAAGACGGGTGACTTTTTACCGGTCGCTATGATTTTCTTTTGGCGTTCGACGAGTTTAAGGATGGCGTCTCGGTTGTAACCTCCATAAATGAAAATGTCGGGCACAAAGTTTTTGTAGTGGTGGTTGCCATCCTCCGTTCCTGACATGACAATACCTGCTGGCAAGTGACGTTTGTAGTACAACATGTCAGTCACCAGGGTGGACTTGCCTGTACCTCGCTTTCCCACAAATATACACACTTTATCATCCTTTATCGTTGATGGATCAAACTTTCGAAGCTGAAGGTTGAGTACCCCAGACATTCTACCTACTACTAGCGACGGTTTTTGATTACTTGTGACAGCGCGTAACTAAAAAAATATAAACAAATACTAGATGTCTGCAGGTATAGTACAGCTTACTGCAGCAGGAATACAAGATATATATTTGAACGGAAAGCCAGATGTATCTTACTTTGTGGGTGTTTATCGTCGGCATTCACATTTTGCCTTGCAGACAATAGAATATGGCTTTGATACAAAACCCATATTTGGTGGTTCAGTAAAGACCAAGATTCCGCGAACAGGTGATCTTTTAATGGGGTTATCACTCAAAGTAACTTTACCACCCCCCAGCGGCGTACAAGGAACTTCTAGCTGGATATACCCAGAAGTTATTGATCCAATCTATATAACTTATTTTTCAGATGGAGCAAATATACAAACAAATACCCCGACAATAGCCACAACACCTTCATATCCTTCATATTGTACGAAAGCCACTCTCATAGTCACTTTATTCGAGGGTGAACTAGGATTAGGGTTCTACATTGGTTATAATCCATATTATACACCATCC